ATAAAAAATGAAAAATTATTTATCTTTGATAAATAATTTTTGCATAGAAAAAATACAAGTATTTTTTCTATGCTCATTAAATATACTCATTTTTAAATAAATAATTATTACTTACTAATTATATGAATTAATTAAATATTATTTTTTAAATATAATTAATATTTTTTATAAAATAAATATGTCACACCAGTATTTTTTATAAAATTTTTGATAATTTTTATAAAAATAGGTGTATAAAAAATTCTAATATGAAATTAAATTAATAATATTTTTAAATGTTTTTAAATATTTTTTATTAGATTTCCGAATATAGGGTTAATATTAGCAACTCTAATAAAAAAATTTTGCTGATAGTTCCTATATTAGATTATATTTTTTTTAAAATTAATTTAATTTTAATTGAAAAAACCATTGAAGGTTCTAAATTATTTAATTTTTAAATAAGGGTAATATTTCCGCAGTCCAATAAATTTTATTTTTCATGAAAAATAAAATTTTTGATAATTTTTATGAAAATGAGTGTAATAATATTTTAAAGAAAATAATTAAATATAAAGATGAAAGATAATATTTATTTAAAATAAGGTAAATGTTAATATTAAATATTATTTAAAAAATACTTTACAAAATTTATAATTATTATTTTCAAAATAAAAAAATCTATTTAATATTATATAATGTATAAATATATTAATCTAGTTATTGCTATTTCAGCAGGTTTAATAAATATGATTTTGTCTTCAATTATACCTTGTTTTATTGGAAAAACAAATATACCATTTTTTGTTAATCTCAAAAAAGTATTTACAAATAATAGAGAATTAATATTAACTAGTAGTTTAATTGTTGCTTTATTAGCATATTTAGCATTGGAATTTACTTTTAAAACACCAATTTTAAATTATTTAACTGAATTAAATCCTCCTAAAAATTATGATAATATTGACTTTATAATTGTGGAACGTTAAAAAATCATATAAATTATATAAATTTATACGATTTATTATTTTTACTTTTTCTAGCATATTATAATGTCAGGAAAATTAGATAATATGCTAATTTCGCAATATAAATCTATTTTTGGTCTTCAAGGTTTATCATCAGGAACTAATTATACTATTTTTTTAAAAAATGCAACATTTAATAATAAATTGAAAGTATCTGGTACAAGTACAATTAGTGGAAATGTAACTATGATGTCTAACTTGAATATATCTAATACATCAATAATTGAAGGAAATATTTATAGTAATAATTTATATACTTATATTTTTAATAATAATACATCTACTTTATTGTCTAATATATATATAACAAATAATTCATATCTTAATAATACAACTATTTTATCAAATTTATATGTAAATAATTCACTCATAAATAATAATCTATTTGCAAATAATTTATATGTTTCAAATAATTCTATAATTAATGGTAATATAAGTATTTTATCAAATTTGAATATTATTAATTGTCAATTATCAAATATAAATATATCAAAAAATATAAATGTTTCTAATAATTCAATATTAAATAATAATGCAACTTTTAAAAATTTAAATGTATCTGGTTATACTTTTATTAATAATGGAACTTTTTCAAATAATTTATTAATTTCCGGTTCAACATTTATAAATAATAATTTAATTTCAAATAATCTAAATGTTAAAAATAATTTAACTGTAAATAATCCTGTATCATTATATAATTTATATATATCTAATACATCTATATTTCAATCTAACGTAACATGTAATTCACTATTTATAAGTGGTACTACTGTAATTAATAATAATGTGAGTTTAAACTCATTCCTTTATGTAAATGGATCTACACTAATTAATAATAATTTACAAATAAATAATAATTTAAATATTACAAATACTGCTATATTACAAAATATAACATGTTTTTCTAATTTATATGTTTCTGGTAATTCAGTATTTAATAATTCTGTTATTTTAAATAATAATGCAACAATTATATCAAATTTAAATATTATTGGTACAACAAATATTTCATCAACTGTGAATATTTCTACACTAGTCAGTTTATTACCTGAATATTCAGATAATTATTCTGCATTAATAAATAATATTCCTATATGGGGTCTATATAGAACTGGCGATATCGTTAAAGTTAGATTAGGCGAAGATCTTCCTATAATATCAATAATTGGTGCTACTACTTTATCATTGAATATAGGCAGTACTTATACTGATCCTGGCATAGTAGCTACATCTGCATATAATGATATATTAAATCCATATGTTAGTTCTATTAAAAATACTAGTAATAGTGAATTATTATCATCTTCCATAAATATTAATAATTTATCTACATTTATTAATACTAATATTTTAGATAAATATATTATTACATATGAAGCTATTGATATGTTTAATAATACAAATAGAATAAATAGATATATTAATATTTTAGATACAATATCACCAACATTATATTTATCCGGATCATCTACTGTTACATCTGATTATACATTGAATTATGTTGATCCCGGTGTTTATGCAATAGATAATTATGATAATTTTGTACAACCATATTTAATTTCATTTATAACTGGATCTACAAATATTTTAACTACACAGATTTCTATTTCCGGCCAAACTACTATTACTGGAACTAGTAATTTATCATTTGGTACATATATTTTAACATATAAAGCAACTGATAGTTCGGGAAATTATAGTACAATAACTAGAAGTACAATAATTCAAGATGCGTTACCGCCTACATTATATTTAACGGGTCCATCATCTGTAACATCTTATACTATTATAAATTATATGGATCCTGGAGTGTATGCTTATGATATACGTGACGGTACTGTAACACCATATTTATATTCGTTATCAGATGGAACTAATAATTTCCTTACTAATCAAATAGCTGTTACTACATATACAATTATATCTGGAACTAGTAATTTATCAGTAGGAAATTATACATTAGGTTATAAAGCTACTGATTTATCAGGTAATGTAGGTACAATTACAAGAAGTTTATACATAACTGATAATATTGTATCTACTAATTTATTATCTTGGTGGAAATTTGATTATCCTACTATTTTAGGATATGATTCAATGGGTAATTATAATTTTAATATGTATTCTGGATATGAGTTACAATTTTATACAGCTGATAAAGTTAAAGATTACGGTTGTGCATCAAGTGGAATTATTAATTCACTTAGATATTGTGTAACGCCAATAAATTTAGGTCAATTTAGTGGATTTTCATTTAGTTATTGGGTTAAAGTTAAAAATGTATCAACAACATCAAATGGGTTTGAAAGATTTGGACCTGAATTTAATTATCAAAATACAAATGGAATCCGTAATACAATATTTCATTATTATGATAACAGTTTAAAACAAGTTATTTTACAAATAAGATCAGGTACAACATCAGGTGGAATATCAACACATCAATTAAGTTCTACAAACTTTTTTGATTTAAATACACCTGTTTGGAAACATGTTGTGTTAACATATGAAAAAGTTAGCGGTGAAAATTATAGTGATAATAAATTTAATGTATATATTAATAATGTAAATCTTTTATCATCAACAATTGCTAGATATCCACAACCAGGAACAGGTAATTTAACCTTTGGTAGAAATGACTATGCAGTAACTGGTTCTGCAGAATTTTTATTAGATGATTTTAGATTATATAATCGTGCAATCACTTCTACTGAAGTTTCACAAATTTATAATGGTATGTAAGTTCAAAAAGATTATTATAAATTTGAAAAGTTTAACAAATTTATAATAGGATGAAAGTTCGGAAGATTATTATAAAAAATCTAATACTTTTATATAATGGATTTAATATTAAAAAATATTTATAAAAAAATGATTGATGTTACTAATATTAATAATTATACAGATAGAATTATATTTGATAGTAATATTAGTATATTGAATAATTTATATGTTAATAATATTTCAGAATTTAATAATAATGGTACTGTTATTTCAAATTTAAATATTAGAAATAATTTATATTCATCATCTTTAACCAGTAAAAATAATTTAACTATTAATAATATTTTAAATGCTACTGATTATTATACAAATAATTTAAATGTTACTGGTAATACAATAATTAATAATGATGTAAGTATATTATCATCATTAAATATCTCAGGAAATACTATTGTTAGTAATACTATTAATTTAAGTAATATATATATAAGTCAAACTAGTATTTTAAATTATGCTACTATTAATAATTTAAATATTTCTAATAATTCAATAATTAATAGTTTAGATGCTATACAAAATATTAATGTATCTGGTAATTCTACACATATAAATATTACATTAAATTCGTCCTTATATGTTAGCAATCAATCTATATTTAATAATACTATTATAAATGACTATATAAATGTTAATAATAATAATATTATTTTAGGTGATGTCAGAACTTTAAATTCATTATATATTTCAAATCTAACTATTATTAATAATGATACATCCTTTTTATCTTCATTATTAATTAATAATGATTTACAATCTTATAGCAAAGTAAATATTAATAATAATTTATATAGTAAAATAAATTCTACATCATTATTTTGGGCAACTACAACATTTTGTTCAAATTTAACAGTCTCGAGTACTACTACTATAACAAATAATATAACTATATTATCATCATTAAATGTATATAATAAAAGTACTATAAATGGTGATATGACTGGTATTTCATTATTTATATCTGGTAATACTACTATTATGAATAATATTATTATTAGTGGTCCAACAACTATAATAGGTACATTAAATGTTTCAGGTTTAACTAATATTAATGATATCAATTTAAATGGTTATGTTATAGCAGAATTACCTGAATATGATACTAATAGTAGTGCTGCTAATGCTGGGATACCATTTGGAGGGTTTTATAGAACTGGAGATATTCTTAAAATTAGAACTGATATAATTTCACCTATAATTACTTTGTCTGGTAGTGCTACAATGCAAATTTATAGAGGTCAGACATTTACTGATCCAGGTGCAACAGTAACAGATAATTTAGGTGAAATTTTAAGTTATACTGTATCAGGAACAGTTGATAGTAATACATTAGGAACATATCTTTTAAATTATTCAGCTACTGATAGTTATGGAAATACAAATACTATAACTAGAACTGTATATGTTATTCTTGATATTGCATCACCTACAATTACTTTAAATGGTAATGAAGTTATTAAATTAAAAGTCGGTGATATATTTATTGATCCTAGTGTTACATTTCAAGATAGTTATACATTAACATATCCTTTCTATAATTTAAGTTCACCATCATTAACATATTTATATATCAATAATCAAAATTATAATAGTCTAATAACAAATAATTGGACAATCGAATGTTGGATATTTAAACCTAATTATTCAAGTGTAACACCATCGGAAGGTATAATAGATTTTAGAGTATTACCATCTACACCAGATAGTTCATCTTGGTATAAATTTGTTTTAGGTATAACAAATAGTGGTACAATTTATGGTTGGAATAGTACAAATGGAGCTGCTTATGGATCATCTAGTCCAACAGTAACTTTAAATCAATATACACATTTAGTATGGCAAAGAAATGGAACGTTTCTGGAATTTTATATAAATGGTATTTCTGCTGGATCAGTTAATACAAATAATGCATTTTTATCTTTTAATAATTTAAATCAATTTTCTTTAGGTATGGCTAATGATTGGCCTACAACTGCTGGTAATTATCATTTTGTAGGGAGTATTAGTCAAGTTAAAATATCGTTAGGATTAAAATATACCAGTAATTTTACACCAAATAAAGATTTATCACCTTCTACAAATGATTTAGCAAGTACATTATTTTTCTTAGGTGATAATTATACTGATTTAATTAGTGGTAAAGTCATGACTTATAATCCTCAACCTGTTAAAACTTATATTAATTTATCATCTGCATTGTCTTTGACATATACAGGCTTATCTAATAGTAATTCTATACAATATCCTTACTATAATTTAAGTTCCCCATCATTAACTTATTTAAATATTAAAAATCGAGATTTTAATTCATTAATAAATAATAATTGGACAATTGAATTTTGGTTAAATGTAGCTAGTTATCCTTCAATAACAACAGGTTATAACATAATTGATTTTAGACCTTTACCTTCTACACTATCTTTATTTTCTGGTAAATTTGCTTTTGGAATATCTAATACTGGATTTTTTTATTATTGGGTCGGTACAAATAATAGTGCTTATGCATGTTCACCTGTTAATTCTATTAGATTAAATCAAAATACACATGTTGCTTTTGTTAAAAATAATAATATATTATCTACTTTTGTTAATGGTCAATTGCTAAGTAGTGCATTAAATGTATCTACTTTATGGACATCATCATTAATATCTAATTTAACAGAATTTACATTAGGAATGGCTACTGATTGGGCTACAACTGCTGCCAATTTTCATTTGTCTGGGAGTATAAGTCAAGTTAAAATATCAATAGGTGCACGATATACTAATAATTTTATAGTTAATTCTGATTTAACCCCATTACCAAGTGAATTATCTAATACGTTATTCTTCTTAGGCGATAATTATACTGATTTAATTAGTAATCAAGTTATGACTTATAATCCTCAACCTATTAAAAGTTATTCTCAAATATTTACAAGTCAATATAATAATAATGTTATATATAATTTAAGTTATCCTTCAATAACTTATTTAAATATAAATAGTAGAGATTATAATTCATTAATTACTAATAATTGGACAATAGAAGGATGGATTTTTATAACTAGTTTTAATACTACGGATTCTACTATTATTGATTTTAGACCATTTTCTACAACTAGAATATTTTATAATGGTAAATTTAATTTTGGATTTAGTAGCACAGGATATTTTAAATTTTATTATGGAACAAATGATACTTATTATACATGTTCAACAAGTCCAATATCTTTAAACAAATATACTCATTTTGCATTTATTAAAAATGGCAATATGCTTTATACTTATATAAATGGTGTAATTTCTGGTACATTAGATTTAAGTTTAATTTGGAATTCTACTAATATTTATGATTTAACTGAATTTTCATTAGGAATGGCAAATAATCAAACAAAAACTGCTACAAATTTTCATTTATATGGATCACTTGGCCAAATAAAAATATCTTTAGGTGTAAAATATAGTTCAAATTTTACACCTAGTTTAGATTTAACACCTTTTACAAATGAATTATCAAATACTTTATTTTATTTAGGTGATAGTTATACTGATATAATTAGTAATACTATAATGAATTATATAAATAAACCATCAAAAATTAATTATAATAATATTAATTTACTAAATCTTACATATTATAAATATGATTATACTATGTCAACAAGTAATAATATTATGATGTATAATTTAAATAATCCATCATTAACATATTTAAATATTAATAATAAAAATTATAATTCATTAATAAATAATAATTGGACTGTAGAATTTTGGGTAAATATTCCAAATTATCCTGGTACATCAAGTGTAGTAACCATAGATTTTAGACCTTTATCTACAGGTTCTGGAAGTGGTAAGTGTTCATTTTTAATTTATACTAATGGATCATTGGGATTTTATAGTGGAAATAATGCATTAGCATATAATTTTACATCTAGTGGAATATCTGTTAATATGAATACACATATTGCTTTTATTAGAAACAGAAATTTGTTATTAGGATATATAAATGGACAATTTGTTGGTTCATTAGATATAACATCAATTTGGACACCTGCAAAGATATTTGATTTAACAGAATTTACATTAGGTATGTCTACAATAAACACACCAACTAATAATAATGATCATTTTTATGGTATGATAGGCCAAGTTAAAATATCATTAGGAAATAAATATAATAATAATTTTACACCTAATTTTGATCTTACACCTTTAACAAGTGAATTATCAAATACTTTATTCTATCTAGGTGATAATTATACTGATTTAATAAGTAATACTAAAATGACATATTATACAATACCTACTAAAACACAATTAATTTTACAAAGTAATATACCTAATATATCATCTTCAAATTTATCAAGTATAGATACATCTCAACCTGGAAAATATATTATTGAATATAATGCAATTGATAATTCTGGTAATTTTAGTAATACATTAAATAGAACTGTTTATATACAAAGTACATCTAATTTACCTGCCTATAATTTTAGTAGTCCATCAAATACTTATTTATATTTAGTTAATGATTATAATATTATTACAAAAACACAATTTTGGACTGTAGAATGTTGGGTATATTTAACAGCATATTCTAATACTCAATGTTATAATATCCTTGATTTTAGAGCAGTTCCTTTCACATCACATTCTAATAAATTTGTATTAAATATTGGTAATACTGGAATGTTAGGTTATTGGAATGGAAATAATAATAGTTTTAATTATTGTCCTGGAACAATTAATGTTACTTTAAATACATGGACTCATATAACATATCAAAGAAATGGTATTTATATGGAATTTTATGTTAATGGTACTTTTGCTGGGCAAGTTACAATAGATTCATTATTAGATCATCCAAATATGAATAATTTTAATAATATATTATTAGGGCATTCCGCAGATCAAAATTTATCAACAAATAATTTTCATTTATTAGGAAGTATTTCGCAGTTAAAAATATCAAAAATAAAAATATATTCGACATCATTTTATCCTAATTATAATTTAACACCTTTATCATCAGAATTATCTAATACATTATTTTTCTTAAGTAATAATTATATAGATACTATTACTAATAGTACAATGATATATCCTACTGTTCCTCAAATTTGGAATCGTGAATATCTAAATAATTTACCGTTCACAAATATTGAAACAAGAAAATTAGCATTTAATTTACAAGTTTCTAATTTACCTTCAACCAATTCAAATTGGTATGATTCAAATAATTCATATAGTTTTATTGTTCATCCAAATGCAAATAATTTTAATTCTTTATCTAAAGTTCAAAATAATAATGCTTGGAAAAGATCAGGTAATATATCATGGATTATGTCTGATACATCAAATACTATTTTTAAAAATCTTAATTGGATAGATGGTCTTACTGTTGAACAATGGATATATATTGATTATGATTTTATACCTTCCACTACTAGAATGTTATTAGTAGGACAATCATCTATGTTTGCTACAAATGATTATGGTTTTGGATTTGCTAGGGAATATTATCCTTATAATCAATATCCTTATAATGTATTAACATTTATTACAACTGTAGCAATTCAAACACAAGGAACAGGCGTCGGCACTATTAATTTAGATTCTTTAAGAGGTAAATGGACACATTTAGCTGTAACATCTTCAATTGCATCGGCAAGTAGTAAAACATTAAAATTATATATAAATGGTGGATTGGCTATAACATTAACTGATTCAGTTTGGACATCTTGGCCTAATCCTAGTTCATCAACTAGTAAATTTACAATAGGTTCGAATTCTAATAATGGAACAATTCAATCTGAAACATTAAATAAGGTTCATTTTGGTGATACTAGAGTTTATTATAGAATTTTATATCAAGATGAAATTTATAATAATTATAATATTGATTACAGCAAATATAGTAAACCTACAAATGATATTTATTTTATTAATTTACCAAATATAATAGAAAATGATCCGATAACAAATTATGATGTAACTAGTGGATGGTTATCACAAACATTAGATTTTAGTATATTGAGAACAGTATCTTCTTGGACAATAGAAACATGGGCATATGGTACTGCGAATGATGCTGGTTGGATATTAGATTTTAGTATTGGAACAAATTATTTATCATTTGGATTAACTAATGATATAACACAAATTACACCTACTATAACATCAGATGGTAATGTTAGACCTTTTATTTATTATAGTAGTGATTCTGTAAAACAATGGAAAATTAAAGCAACGCCAATAGCACCAATTAATCAATGGAATCATTTAGTTTGGCAAAAAAATAATGATACTACATTAGAAATGTATGTAAATGGTATTTCAGTAGGAACATTCACAGTGACTGCATCTGATTGGAAATATCCTAATTTTATGTCTATAAATGGATTAAATAATCTAATTATTGGTGCAGCTCAAAGTAATCCATCGTCAACAACTAATCATTGGAAAGGGAAATTAAGTCAAACTAAAATAACTGTAGGAAGAAAATATAATAGTTCTTTTACATCACAATTTGATTTATCATTAAATGATAATGGTTTATTTTTATTACAAGATAATTATTATAATAATGCAATTGGAAAAGTTATGACAATAAATAATACAGTTACAATTCCTATACCTGGACCTTTAACTATAGGATTAACTGGATCAAATCCTTATATTGGATTAAGAGGTTATGCTTATACAGAAGCTGGATTTTATTATAATTATTATACAAGAACAAAACAATTAATAATAAATATAATAAATAATGTAGATACAAATACTATTGGATCTTATAATATAATATATTCTGTTTGTGATAATACTAATAATTTAGCATATATAAAAAGAATTGTTAATATAGTTGATGATAATGTTCCTCCAGTAATAACAATGGTAGGTGAGCCATATATTGAAAATATATTTAATTATACTTATACTGAACAAGGGATTACTGCAACAGATAATAGTGGTCAACCTTGTACAATATCTATAACATCTATAACTAAGAATTCAGTTGAATTATTATCAGGATCAATTAATCTATCTGATTCATCAAGTTATATTATGACTGATACATTTTATACTTATGTAATAACTTATTCTGCTATTGATCCGAGTGGTAATAGTTCTACTATAAAACGAACGATTGCTATTGTGTCACCGGATGTAATATTATATCCAAGAGTCATACCAAGAGCATATTTAATTGGATCCGCATTCTATGGATATAGAGATATGGCTTATGGCAATGGTAAATATATAGCTATTAATGGTATTGATGGTGATTGGAATAATATTAAAATTACTACAATATTATATTCAACAAATAAAGTTGATTGGATATCAATTGATCTTAATCAATATATTCCTTCTAATACAACAAGTTGTAGATTTAGATGGATAATATATGGTAATGGAAAATGGTATATATCTGCAGAATGGACATATGGACAAACAAATTATTTAACATCAGAGGATGGGATTACATGGTCAGTCTTGACTACTACCAGAAATTATTATAGTATAATTAAATATGTAGAAAATGCATTTTTTGAAATACCTTATACAAATAATGAACATTCACCTATTTTGAGATCTACAAATATGATTAATTGGACAGGTGTGACTAATATACGTCCTAAAGATACTTTTTGGGTTAATGGAGTAAATGGAAATAATGGAACATATTTAAGATGGAGAGTACCTATATACGGCAATGGAATATTTATTGCAGTTCCAAATGAAACATGGAGCGGATATAATTTTTTGACATATCTCATATCATATGATGGTATTACATGGACAGCTAATAATATAAATTTTATACCTTCTGGTTGGGGAGGATTAACAGGTATGCAAGTTTGTTTCGGAAATGGATTATTTTTAATGTCAGCTAATAGTAATATGGTATGGACATCATCTGATGGTATTAATTGGACAAGGAAAATAAATGCCCCTCTTGGGATATATAATGAATTTGGTACTAAAGATTCTAATGCAATTATTTTTGCAAAAGGAAAATTTATTGCATTATATGCACAATACAATAATAATATTGTTTGTTATATGACAGAAAATGGCAATACTTGGGATCCAGTTGTTTTACCAAAAACATATGGCACTACACCAACCGATGCTAATAACATAGTTCAAGTTTTTATTTATAATATATTTGTTTCTCTTAATAATACATTTATTTTGATGTTTTATGCATATATAGACAGAAGAAGAGGGTCTTACTATAATGGCTTAGATATAGCATTTTTAGATAATTATTTTGTAATAGATGGAAAATATGCACCATTATTAACAACATAATTTTTATAAAAATAATACATACACCCAGTTTTATAAAATTTTTAATAATTTTCATAAAAATAGGTGTATATTCTTTTTTATGACACAAATATTATTTCTACTTTGGAGGAATTTTTCTTTGTTTTATTCATATTTTATTAAATTTAATAATTTAACAAATATTATAATTATGGTAATTTTAATACACCTATTTTTAAGAAAATTATTAAATATTTCATAAAAAATGAAAAATTATTTATCTTTGATAAATAATTTTTTCTATGCTCATTAAATATACCTATTTTTTAATAAAATAATCATTACTTGCAAAATTATATAAAATTATTAAATTTTATTTTTATATACACTAAATAATATTTTTAAAATTAATACGATAGAACAGTATTTTTTATGAATTTTTTTATAATTTTCATAAAAATGAGTATATTTAGAAATGTCACCATTTATTATATTGGTAATAAGATAAACAACTCTAATTAATAAATAATATGAATTAATTAAATATTATTTTTTTGAATATACTTTATAAAATTACTATAATAGAAATAGTATTTTTATAAAAATTATTAAAAATTTTCATAAAAATGAATGTATTTTATTTATTTAAAGTAATTTTTTTAAAAAAATTATTAATAACTGAAAAACTTTTTTTTCAATTATCTATTAATAAAAATATAATTATAATAATTCAAAAATGTTTAAATCTTAAATAATAATTATTTATAAATTAATATTATTTATTATTAACATTATTAAAAATTTTATAAAATTAGTACAAATACATTTATTTTTAATAATTTTCTTAAAAATAGTTGTATAATTAATAAATATTTATTTTATAATTGTTATAGGAGAATACATAAATTAATTAAAATGCGAATGGAAATATTTCTGATTCTAATATTTGTATTCTTTTTTCTTTTTTATCAAGTTCGATTAATAGTTCATCATATTGGAATTTTAATTTAGATAATTCACTATTTTCATATGTATTTATAATATTTTTAAAATCTTCCATATTTTCAATATCTAATTGTTTTATTGATTCACATAAAATATTAAATATGAAATCATTTATTATATCATTGATATTGTTTATATTTATATCTATTTTTATGCGAATATCATTTTCTGGATAACCAAGTTTACATACTAAATTACGATAACAGTCTATCATTTTTTTTAAATCATCAAATATTTTTATAATACTTAATTCATAATCTTTTAAAATTAATGGAAATAAAATTCTATATAATATTTTTAATTTTGTTATTATTGATATATTTAATTTATCATATTGATTAAATCTATTATTTAGTGCATTTTGTAGTGATAATATAAATTCTTCAATAGTTTTATCATTATCATATTTATTATTAATACTAGCAATAATACTAATACAATCATTATAATAATCTATTTTATTATCAGTAATTACAGTATTATTCCTAATATTGCAAATTATATTATAATATTCAAGTAATAATTCATTTTTATCAATAGATGACATTATATGTGATATTTATTTATGTATAAATTTAATTATTCAATTTTTATAAAAAAATTAGAAAGTATTTTTCAAAATAATATTTAGTAAATATTATATGGGTATGTAAAATAGTATATATTAAAAATAAATATTTTTCATTTTTTTATAAAAATAGGTGTATTAGGTTTAAATTATTATTTAAATCTAATATATATTATAATGACTTCATTAACTGAACTAAATGCTAAAATACAATATAGAAAATTAATGAAATTAGATAATGTAGATGATATTAGAGATTCTAATAAAATTTTTAATATTTCACAATTTACGAATTTAGTATATACTTTAAATAATAAAGCTAATATTACTTCTCCTACAATATATTCAGATAGTACAAATGTATCATATTTAAATATATCTGGTATTACAAAATTTTATGATTTAAATGTATTAAATATTACTGCAAATAATGCATTTATGAATAATATAACATGTCAAAATATTTTAACTAATAATTTATCTTGTAATATAAATATTAATGGAATTACTGGAAATATTAATAATATACAAACTAATAATATAACAAATAATACTATTAATATTAATGGAAATAATATTATAATTGGGAATGATTTCGGAAATGTTAGTATTAATGGGACTAAAACAAATCCTTATAATATGGAATATACAAATATTAATAAAATTATTAATATTAATGCAAATGCAAATGATTATTGTGGTATTAAGATTGCAAGTAATAATAGTAATGGATATATATATACTAATAATGATGGATCTGGATTTTATATTAAAACACCAAATGATATCGCAAATAATCAAATATTAACATTTGATTCAAATAATAATATTATTATTCCGAATAATTTTATAGTTAATAATATAAGTACATTATCTTATTTATATATTTCAAACAGATCAATAATTAATAATTGTAATTTATATAATTTATATAATACTAATTCTACAATAATTAATACAGCAATATTTAATAATAATTTGAATTCAATAAATAATAATTTAAATAATGTAAATGTAATTGGTAATATTAATATTACTAATAATAGTTTACTAAATAATATGAATATAAATAATAATTTATTTATATCAGGAAATTCTATAATTAAAAATATAAATTCCAAAAGTATACAAAGCATTAATAGTATATTTACATTTGTTACAAATAATAGTAATTTAAATATATCTAATAGAACAATATTAAATAATGTTACAATAATATCAAATTTATATTTAAATAATAGATTATTACTTAATAATTCATATATTAATAATATGAATATATCAGGTAATACAATATTAAATAGAGCAAATATTGATAATTTATATGTTTTAAATAATTCATTGTTGCGTTCAAATGTTATTAAATCATCTATATTAATTAATAATGATTCTATATTTAATAATTCAATTAATATTATTAAAAATTTAAATGTTACAAAATCTTATTTAAATACTGTTAATGTTGATTCTAATTTAAATTGTAATAATGCATCTTTTATATCTACTATATCATCATCAAAAATAAATATAAGTGGAAATACATTATTACAAAATACATCAATGAGGTCATCATTGTATGTTTCTGGTTCTAGTATATTAAATAATTTAACAACATTTAATAATTTGAATATTTCAAGACATTCTTATTTAAATAATTTAAATATTACATCTAATTTAACATCTAATACAAATTTATATAATAATATAAATATATCAAGATTAAATGTATCAAATTCAACTATATTACAAAATACATATATTAATAATTTATCTGTAAGTGGTAATTTATTATTAAATAATTTAATATTATATTCTGGACTAAATATTAATTCTGGAATATTTAATTCATTAACATTATCACAATTATATGTTAATTCTAAAATAAATTTAAATTCTGCTAATATTGAAAATTTAAATGTATCGTCATTAACTATATTAAGAGGGAATAATAATATAATTAATAGTTTAAATGTTAATAATAATTCTTTATTATATAATGTAACTACAACTAATTTTAGTTCTTTAAATAATATTAATTGTATTCAAGATATGATTATTAATAATATATATTCAAATAATAATACTGCATATGATGTATTTTTAAATAATTTAAAATCTAATAATGTTAATAGTAATATAATAAATTGTAATTTGATTAATTCTTTAGAAAATATTCTTACTAATTGTACTATAACCTCAAATCTATATGCTAATAATGGAACATTAAATTCAAGTTTATATGTATCTAATTATAGTATAATAAATAATTGTTTACTAAATAATATTAATAGTTATGATTTATCTTTAGATAATGCAAATATTTTTAAATCGATAAATAATAATGTAACAGTAAATTCTAATTTATATACTAATAATATTAATGTTGATTCTATGTATACAAATAATATTAATATTACATCATGTAAATTTAATACTACAAATATAGATAATTTAAATTCATTAAATAATGAATTTAATAATTGTAATATTGATAATTTAGAAGCAATTGATTTAAAAACAGAAAAATTAAATATATCTAATTTAAATGTTAATAACTCAATTTATTCAAATGTATCTATAATGTCAAATTTATATTCTCAAAATATATTAAATAATAATATAACTGCATATAATATATTATCTAATAAAATTTATGTTAATAATTTAATATCAAATAATATTAATACAGATAATATAAATAGTCAAAATGTAACTAGTTATATTATTAATAATAATGATATAAAATCTTCAAATATAATAGTGGACAAGTTGTTATCAAATGATATTAATGCATATAATTGTACAAGTTATTCTATAATAGCAAATAATTTAAATTGTAATAATTTAAATGCAAATACATTATTAACTGATAATATTAATTCTAATAATATTAATATTGGTACATTAATAAATAATAATTTAAGTATATTAAATTTAGAATCAAGTAATTTAGTAACTAATAATATCAAGTGTATAAATTTATATATAACAAATTCATCAATTTTAAATGATGTTACGATTATATCAAAATTAAATTCAAATACTTTAATTTCAAATAATATAACCGGAAATAATATTTTATGTAATTTATTAAATAGTACAAATATAAATAATCAAAATATATGGTGTAATGATGCTACAATAACTAATTTAAGTATAATGAATAATTTAAATGTAGCAAATTTAAATAGTAATAATATTTATGGAACTAAAATTTATTCTAATTATATAGAATTAAATAATATTACATCAACTACATTAATAGCAAATAATAGTTTAACAAACAATGTGACAATTAATAATAATTATATTAATAATGTAAATATGTTAAATACATCAATTAATAATTTAAATGCTAATAATATTATTAATGAAAATATTAGTGTAAATAATCCTGTATTATTTGTAGGTACATTAATTGTAAATAATGATAATAATAATATGATTTATTATGAACCTAACATAGATACATATAATACATATACATCATATAAATATTATATACCAGTATCAGGCATGTATTCAATAGAAAGTATGTTAACTTTTGATCATATAATAAATATGTCTATAAATAATGTTATATCATCTATAAATATAAAATCATGTATGAATAATAAATTAATTTATAATTTAAATATAAATGATAATATTTGGATTACAAGTATTAATACATCAACATATTTTTATGGAATATTAAAAATAAAATTATTATAAATAAAATAATAATATATTATATGAAAAGAAATTATAAATTAAAATATTATGGTACATATCCTACAAATGATTCTATATTATTATCATGTGCTATATTTAAATTAAAAAAATATTATAGAGTTTTGGATGAATATGTAAATGGTTTGGATAAATTAATAAAAACAGTAATAGAATATAATTATCATATTATTATATATTTTGATAAAAGTATAGAAAATGATGAAAAATTTATAGATATATTTAATAAGTATAATAAAAATAATCATGTATTATTTTGTAAATATATATTTTATGATTATTTAGATATAGAAGATAAAACTTATCATAAAAATATATTTGGTATGTATGTAAGATTATTACCTATATTTGATAAAAATATTAAATATAAATGTTTATATATTAGTGATATAGATTTAACAGATTTAGAATTATCAGCTTATGTATGTACTGGTATTCAAAAATTTATAGATTCAGAATATAAAATTGCTGCTTATTATAAAATAGGATATGAATATAAATATAATAATTTATTTAGTATACCAAATACATCAATAACATTATTATCAAATATAGCAATTAAAAAACATTATTATAGAATCAAAAAAATATTTTTTAACTATTTATTTAGATTAAATAATAATGATGAAGAAATTAAACAAATAATAATGGATAAAAATGTATTAACTACAATTAGATTGGATAAATTACAAAAATTTTTTGATATGGATAGTAAAATTAATCAAAAAATATTATCCGATGAAAATGATTTATTTAGTTATGGGATAGATGAATTATTTACAAATAGATATTTAATACCAGCTATGGATATTGATAAAATTGGTATATTTTATATTTATGATTCTTTAGTAAGATATACTCATCATATAGTTAATATTGAATCGCTACCTAGTAATACATTAACAAAAATGTTAGATAAATTAACAAAATCTTATAATTATCATATAGGACAACATTTAAAATATAAATATTATAATAATATTTATCTTAATAAAATTAATTATTTATTAGTACATGGTATTGGTAATAATAATATAGAAAAAATTATAAATTTTTATAAAATTATTAAAAGATATATCAAATATATGATAGTCTTATCCAAAAAATATGGTAAATTAAAATATAAAATTTGGTTAGATAATTTAATATTACATAAAAATAAAGGACTGTATTTGCAAATATTTATGGCTAATAATATATCTGACAAAAAATTTTTAGAAAAATATATTAAAATATACTCATTTAGAAAATTATATGATTTAAAAAATGATATTGATATATAAATTTATATTTAATTATTATTTTTCTTTGTATATTTAAATATGTACACATACCTATTTAAATATATTATTGTGGGTGATTCAAATGTAGGTAAAACATGTTTATTATCAAGATTTCTTGATAAACAATTTAAACAAGATCATGATACTACAATAGGTGTTGATTTTGGATCAAAAATTATTAACATCAATATGAATAATGAATTAAATATACCTATTAAATTACAAATATGGGATACTGCGGGTCAGGAACGTTTTAAATCTATTATTAGATCTTATTATAAAGGATCTATTGGGGTCATTTTAGTTTATGATATTTCGGATAAAACATCATTTGATCACGTAAAAGATTGGTTAGGTGAAATTAATAAATATACAAATTATGATATAGTTATTCAATTAATAGGAAATAAAAGTGATTTAGGTAATAGAAAAGTTTCTTTTGAAGAAGGATTATCTTTTGCACAAGAAAATAATTTACTATTTATGGAAACAACTGCTAAAAATTGTTTAATAAAAAATTCTGATTCAAGTTATAATATGAATATTAACTCGATCTTTCATAATATGACAATTGAAATATACAAAAAAATACTAAACAATCATAATTTAATAAATAATCAAAATGGTATCATAATTGGCAATAATAAGCAAAATCAAACTAAATGTTGTACATTATTATAAATAAAATCAAAATATATAATATATTATATATTTTGAGTTCATGACATCAGTATATGCCATGATGGAAGGTATGCCATAAATATCCAGCAAAAGTCTGTACAATGTGATATCCTCATGGGATATCCTCATGCTAGATTGTGGCCTAATATTCTGTAGTGTACCCGAAATGCTAACAGTTGTGATAATATCCTCGTGGGAATCATCAACTATACTGCTAACACTTGGATTCTACATAATTGCAGTGCATATGTGAAACAAGCTTTATACATGGCACATCTGTACTGTCTTAGCCCTATCTACAGAGGCTAATATCTGCACAAACCATGCCTGTCAACAGCTACACTGCTCTATCTACATGGCTTGGCATCTGGTGCCTTGTTCAGGCGACCTCCATGGCCCAACATCCCTGCCAGTGATTTGGCTCAGTCATCCTGGCTCAGGCCTCACGCGGTGATCCATCCTGGGAAGTCCATGTGCATCTGGGTCGATGCTGCACGGACGAGAGCACCCCAGGATGGGTATCCGTACTGCGAGGCAATGGCCATCTGATGTGCATTTCGATCGGGTGTCGTCTGGCTAAGGGCGCGTAGATCAGCACCCTGCGCCAGCGCGGATCGGATGATCATCAGCTGAAGACCAAGCCAGTTCTGGCCTGAGCCATTGTACCCATCGGACCAGTAGACGTCAGTGCTCGTTTTCTGGGGTCTGTGCTCGAGCAGAAACGCGTCATTCGTCTGCTGCAACTGTTGGGCCAGGACAGGGTCTTGAAACTTGGCACAGAGCACAACGAACATGGATGACCAGTTGTCACGCCCTCCAACGTGAACAATTCGTTGGCCACTGGGGATAGGGCGGGCCCTGCTGGTCTTGTAGGCCCCATCACCATCCAGATTGGCATAGGCACGTGCATTGTGCCACTCTTTGGTGGCCTGGAATGCAGCCTCTGCACACTGGAAGTGGTTGGTCTGACCATCGAAATGCACTGAGAGCGGGTTCATGTAAAAATTGCCCAGGAAGTGAGAGGTGTATGCCGTGTCAAGGCGGCTTTTTGGCTTATAAAAAGCGCAGATCTTCAATCCTGAACCAGACGCGCTCGCGGCAGCTGATGCACCCATCCAAGGACCATGTGCGCTTCCAGAGCTCGAACCAGCTGATGCACTCATCCAAGGACCATGTGCGCTTCCAGAGCTCGATGCAGCGCTCATATGGCTATGAATGTGCCCACCAGTGCGGCATCTGTGCGAGCAATACTCGCCCGGCTGGCTATTCCAGGTAGGTCTCCCGCATCCTGGCCTTTTGCAGATCGCAGGCACCACAGGCACCGCAGGCATCGCAGGTTGAGTGCACACACCAGTGCGG